GAGTCGGGCCCGGCCCCTGCCGGGACCACAACTTGAGCCAACTGAGCCAAGTGAGCCATAGCTACTATTAAAAAAAAAGGGGCCGTATTATTACAGCGCAGCGCCGGCCCCGCCTAAATTTCCCCGAAATTAAACCTCTCAAGAGACTTATCAGCCTTCATGATCCAGGGTTCCCACCTGTCTCTCGACATGTAGGACCACTCAGGCATCACATTCGTGAAAACGATCACTTGTGGCCTGTCAAATCGCCTGCGTTTAGCAGCATAGCGTTTGTCGTAGACGTAGCCATTCTTGAGAGACTCTAAACCAGAGTAAAATCCACACAGCTTGTCCTTTTTCATTGCCCGAGGCATGTCAATCAGGTACACCTTTTGTGACTTAAAGGACATACAGAACTGCATAATGTCTTCCATATCCTTCAGAGGAGGTATTTCGAATGCCTTCTTGTGGTACTCCAAGTATTCAGACATAATAGACTTACCAGAATCGCCAAATTCGTCGAAGATCAGCTTGATAGACCTGTCGTCCAGCTCTTCGCACCATTGTTCAATCTGCATCTGCCACGGATACTTCTCCTTGTCTTGAAAAGCAACCAGTTGACGTGTCAACACAGGAGGATCCTCGTATTCAGAATCAATCCACGGACCCTCGACACGCGTGTCGGCCTTCATCACGTAGTTGAAGTTTTGTCCGTCGTGCACGGTCCCACATGTGGGTGTGAAGTGCGCTTTGAACGTACACTGGCTCGCGAGCTCAGCAGGACGCTTCTTCTTGATCAGGGACATACGTCCTTGTATATGCAGCCGCCCCGTGTCAGGACACTTCTCCAGCTGGAACGCCCACTTCTTCGCCCATTGACGGATCTCCGTGATGAGCTTATGAGTGTCCAGCTTCCACTCGTTGTGGTTTTCGAACATCGTGAAATCGTAGGAACATACCTGTGTCATGTTTGTGTCAGACACGCCAAACCACGCCTTTTATAGTCCACGGAGTCAATATTGACCAAAAGTCAAGATAGGTCAAAACACGTATATATAGCGACTACTACGTGACAGTCGCACCTGGAGATACAAACTGGAAAAATGCCCAAATTCACCCGTAAACGGAGCTTTCGCCGTCGTCCTCGAGTACGTCGCCGAGTTCGTAAGACTCGTAAGGCTTCTATGCCCCGCGTGCTCACCCCGAAGGTCCATCGATTCAAACGAGACATAGAGGAAACCCTCATTCTCAGCGGTACCGTCGCCCCCGAAGGGTGGCTATTGGACGGCACCTTTCGTGTCTACAAAAATCTCGCCTGGGCACTTGCCTCTGTCGGAGAATCCACAGACTTTCAAAATCTCTTCAGGCAATATCGCATCAAAGGAGCTCGTATGAGATTCTTCTTCTCAAATACCAACAGTGACCACACTGCTGCTACATCGTATTCTAACAGCCAGTTAATGGTCCGTATGGCACCAAACCAGCGTGGAGATGGAGAGACCCTTGACAACGCTTACTGGCAATCTATCCAAGCCAAGAAATACAAACTTGCACTTAATGGTGGCAAACCACTTGATGTTTACATGCCACTCAAACAAAAGAATGAGATCTTCGGATCTGCTTCTGTACAAACACAATACAGCATGATGAAACCAAAGTACGTATCTACTGTGGCTTCAAATGTGTCACACTACGGCCTTAACATCGCAATCGAACGAGTGGATGGACAAGCCTTTACCACAGGGTCAAATAATACCCAGTCTTGCAAAATAATCACAACCCTGTACTTCGAGATGAGGGGAGTCGAGTAGACCCTAGTCTGCAAGCTGTCTAGAGATGTACACTACCCCTCCCCCATGCCTGTCTGAGCCGAAGGCGAGTCGGGCCCGGCCCCTGCCGGGACCACAACTTGAGCCAACTGAGCCAAGTGAGCCATAGCTACTATTAAAAAAAAAGGGGCCGTATTATTACAGCGCAGCGCCGGCCCCGCCTAAATTTCCCCGAAATTAAACCTCTCAAGA